GCTCCTTCTTTTTTTATATGGATAAATTATGGAAATTCAAGTTAAAGTAGATGAATTGAAAAAACATAAAGTCTTTGTAGCCACACCAATGTATGGTGGCATGGCACATGGTCTTTACATCAAGTCTTGTTTAGATTTACAATCTACAATGTCTCGTTATGGAATCGAAACTAAATTTTCTTTTCTGTTCAATGAATCATTGATTACTCGCGCAAGAAATTATCTTGTTGATGAGTTTCTTCGCACAGATTACACACACTTACTTTTTATCGACTCTGATATTCATTATAGTCCTCAAGATATCATCGCACTTCTTGCTTTGAACAAAGATGTAATCGGTGGTCCTTATCCCAAGAAATCTATCAATTGGGGTAACGTAGCAGAAGCTGCACGTAAAAACCCAACAATGGATCCAAAAGAACTTGAGAATCTAGTTGGTGAATATGTCTTCAACGTAGTTAAAGGAACAAAAACTTTTAGTGTTTCAGATCCTCTTGAAGTGATGGAAATTGGTACTGGTTTTATGTTAGTGAAGCGGGAAGTCTTTACTAAGATGGAAGAGGCTTATCCAATGATTCGATACAAGCCAGATCATGTTGGTCAAGCCAACTTTGATGGTTCGCGTTACATTCATGCATACTTTGATACTGTTATCGATAGCCCGAACAGCATCACCGGTGGTGGTTCTGATCGTTATCTTTCAGAAGATTATATGTTCTGTCAAATGTGGCGTAAAATTGGTGGTCATATTTTCTTGTGTCCTTGGATGAAAACTCAGCATATTGGTACTTACGCATTCACGGGTAACATGCCTGCTGTTGCTCAACATACAGGTAGGCTGTAATGACTGTTGCTAGAAGTATTGTTGAAGCATCGCAAACTGCAACAACAGGCGGTCGCAAGTTTGATGGCGGCAAGCTAGAGTATGGTTTGTTGCCACCACTTGCACTAAAAGCAACAGTTGATGTTCTTACTGTAGGCGCACAGAAATATGAACGTGACAATTGGAAAAAAGTACCTGATTCAAAACGCAGGTACTTTGACGCCATGCAACGACATATTTGGGCATGGAAAGAAGGTGAACAAAATGATCCTGAAACAGGAAGAAATCACTTAGCCCATGCACTTTGTTGCCTCATGTTTCTGTATGAACATGATATACTGTATTCTAATGATGAACAAATTAATAATGGAGTAAAAGAATGAAACTTTCAAATGAAACAATCAGCGTTCTAAAAAACTTTGGTGCTATCAATCAAGGTATTATGTTTAAAAAAGGCAAGACTCTCAGAACTGTTTCTTCACATAAAACTATTCTTGCTGAAGCAATTATCTCTGAAGAAATGCCATTCGACTTTGGTGTGTACGATCTGAATAATTTTCTTTCTGTAGTTTCTCTTCATAAAGATGATCCTACTTTTGAATTCGATTCAAGTCATGTACTCATTACCGGTCACAGCGGAAGAAGTCAGTTGAAGTATCGTTTCTGTGCGCCTAACATGATTAATACTCCGCCAGAAAAGCAATTCACTATGCCTGATCCTGAAATCAAAATGACTCTTTCTTCTGATGATTTTGATTGGATTATGCGGGCTGCTGCTGTTCTTGCTTCGCCACACATCGCTATTGAATCAGATGGTAGTAAAGTTTCTTTAGTTACTATTGATCTTCAGAACGATGCTGCACACAGCGAAAAGCTATACGTACCTGTACCAGATGTTAGTGGCAAGTATCGAATGATTTTCAAAACTGAAAACTTGATTAAAGTGCTACCCGGTACCTATCAAGTTAGTATTTCTACTAAAGGCATCGCACACTTTAAGAGTGAGACTAAGCCTCTTCAATATTGGGTTAGTATTGAACCTAGTTCTAATTATTCAGCAGAATAATATGAATTTTATTTTCTTTTCCAAAATTGGTGATAATAGTTCAATCGCTGTCAATCGCAACAAAATTTTATCTGTCAAACCTCATACAGAAGGTGGTACAGTTTTGTATATGCAAGATACAGGTATGCAATCTTCATATCACATTTCAGATGATTTTTTAGATGTGGTAGCACGATTGAACAACCCTGCGTTGTATTGAACAACATTGATTTGTAATTTATTATGTTTAAGGTGAGATATGGAACATTTGTTATGGACAGAAAAGTATCGTCCTCAAACGGTAGGAGATTGTATTCTACCTGAGAGGTTGAAGAAACCGTTTCAAGAATATGTAAATCAAAAACAAATCCCCAATCTCTTGCTTAGTGGTGGTGCAGGTGTAGGTAAAACTACAGTTGCGAAAGCCATGTGCAATGAGGTTGGTTGTGATTTTATGGTCATCAATGGTTCTGATGAATCTGGTATCGATGTATTTCGTAACAAGATCAAGAACTACGGCTCGTCTATGTCACTAACAGGCGGGCGAAAAGTAATCATCATCGATGAAGCAGATTATCTAAATCCAAATTCAACACAACCAGCTTTACGTAATGCAATCGAAGAGTTTGCAAGTAACTGTTCGTTCATCTTTACTTGTAACTATAAGACTCGTATTATCGAACCTCTTCATTCAAGGTGTGCAGTCATCGACTTCGCATTAAAGAATGGTGAGAGCGCGAAGATGGCTTCTGCTTTTTTCAAGCGAGTCCAGACAATTTTGCGAAGTGAAAAAGTTGACTTTGAAGATGCTGTTATTGCAGAATTAATCAAGAAACACTTTCCTGATAATCGACGTATCATTAATGAGTTGCAACGCTACTCACAGTTTGGTAAGATCGATACAGGTATTCTTTCTCAAATTGGTAACGTACAGATCGCAGAGATCGTTAAGTCTATTGCTGCAAAAGATTTTGGTGCTATTCGAAAGTGGGTTGCAACAAGTGGTGTTGATTCAAACACCGTGTTTCGTCAAATCTATGATGCACTCTATGAAAGTGTAAAGCCACAGTCGATACCTCAAGCGGTTTTGATTCTTGCTGACTATCAATATAAGAATGCATTCGTTGCAGATACAGAAATTAATCTTGTCGCATGTTTAACTGAACTAATGGTGAATTGTGAGTTTGTATGAGAACGAATCTATTCGGAGAAATCGTAACTGAACCTGCAGATTATGCTAAAGTTATTATTGATACTTTTGATAGAAAAGAACATTTGCTGATTACACCAAATGAAAATAGTAAAAAAGGTTTTTTTAAAGAAGGTAAAGAGATTGTAGCTAAAGTAGGATTTTATTGCATCTATAAAGACACGTATCCAATTTATGTTGGGTATTCCAATAATTCTATCTATCATCGTATAGCTAGATTCTTTGGTTCGGCTACAGAAAATACTGTAGATTATGAACAACACGCTGGTGGTAAGAAGTACAGAAACAGATTTGGTAACGATTACACCGGACTATCAGTAAAAACTTGTAGCTTTGAACAAAAAGATTTACCTAAAAATTATAGTATGGAAGACATAGAGGCTGAACTGATCGTGATGTTGGAACCGATATTCAATATTGAAGTTTATAAAAGACTTTGGGTTTCAAACAACTCAATCGTTGTTCCAAATGCGCTGGATATATAATGACTATAAAGCTAATCCTATTCGTTTCTTCTTTGAAGTTACGGCTTGGCTTATTTCGATTGGCTGTTCGCTCACAATGGCGTTCACTGTACCGAACCCGCCTCTTATTAAACTTTATCCTGTATGGATTCTTGGCTGCACTATCTATGCTTGCTGTGCTTTTAGCCGTAAATCTTTTGGGATGTTGGCTAACTACTTGCTACTTGTTACAATAGACACGATAGCACTTGTGAGAATGTTATGAATCCTTTTGATTATGTGAATGCGATACTGCAGAATAAAAAGCAACTAATTGTCGATGAAATTACAGAAAAAGCATATACACCTTTCTTAGTAAATCGGTCACTATCTTATCATAAAGACTGTGTAATTTATGCTAATGAGATGAATAAATGTCATTTTATCGACAAAAAGATGCAGAATGATTTTTTATTGAACACTATTCGTGCACAAAAAAGACCGTTTGCAAAGTGGATTAAATCAGAGAAAAGTGATGATATTGATGTAATAAAGCTATATTTTAATATTTCTGATAATAAAGCAAAAGAAGCCCTTCGTCTACTTAGTGATGAACAGATATCTAAATTGAAAGAAAAAACTTCGACCGGAGGATTAAAAAATACTAAATAGTATTATATAATACTATGAGGTGTTTATGGAACTAATAACACGGGAAGAAGCTAAGAAACAAAATTTGTATAGATATTTTAATGGTAAACCTTGCAAAAACGGACATATATCTCAAAAATATGTTTCAAATATGGGATGTGTAGAGTGTAGAAAAGTTAAAGGTAATTCTTTAGAATGCAGAACAATATCTAAAGAAAAATATGAAAAACTTGGTGCAGAATATATTAAACATATGTGGTGGCGTGCTAAGAAACGGGCCGAAAAAAAAGATATAATTTTTGATATATCAATCGTTGATATAGTTATACCTGATGTGTGTCCAGTTTTTGGTTTTAAATTTGAGGTTGGTATTGGAAAAGGACCTTCGGATAAGTCTCCTTCTTTAGATAGAATAGATAATTCAAAAGGGTATATTAAAGAAAACATCCAAATAATTTCATTTAAAGCTAATAAAATGAAAAATGATTGTACTACTGAGGATGTGGAAAAATTATTATGGTTTATGAAAACATCAAAACACTAAATACCGTAAGGTCACAAAAAAGACCGTTTGCGAAGTGGATTAAATCAGAGAAAAGTGATGATATAGAATGTATTAAAACCATCTATGGTTTCTCGGATGAAAAAGCCCGTCAGGCTTTACTCCTTCTAAGCAAAGAAGAAATCCAACAATTAAAAGAACAAACCGAAACCGGTGGATTGAGGAAATAAAATGGTTGACCTGACAAATTTTGTTGAAATAAAACTTGTTGAGCAAGATGACTTTTTAAAGGTAAAAGAAACACTAACTCGTATTGGCGTGTCTTCGCGCAAAGATAAAGTGTTATATCAGTCTTGTCATATCTTACACAAACAAGGGCATTATTATATTGTACATTTTAAAGAACTGTTTATGCTTGATGGCAAGCCCTCAAACATTTCAGAAAATGATATACAAAGAAGAAATGCAATCGCTAAGTTACTTGAAGAATGGGGTTTAGTAACAATCGTAAACCCAAACGTTATTGGCGAAGATGTTGCTCCTTTATATCAGATTAAAATTATCTCTTTCAGAGAAAAGGATGATTGGCAGTTAGTTGCCAAATACAATATTGGTAAAAAATAATATGGTGTATCATGAAAAAACAAGTGAAGCCTACAAAACTGAAAAATCGGTATACCGGAGAAGTCGTATACTGTACAAACATTAAAGAGGTAATCGAACAAGCACCTTACAATTTTATTCGGGTGTTTAAAGAAGATTTGCCTCAAAGAACTTATTTGGTCAATAAAGACGCATTCGAATTGGCTAAATAATATTGTGATGCCTTCGGGGTCACTATTTTTTAAACTCGCTTAATCAAGGAGAAACTATTATGGTAACACGCATTTCTTTATCACCTTTATGTTTTCGTTCAGTAGGTTTCGATACTCTCATTCGTGAAGTAGAATCGATGCTTAATGATGACGCAAAACCTTCAACCTTCCCTCCACACAATATTATTAAAGATGAAAACCGTTACGTTGTCGAACTAGCAATCGCTGGCTTCAAACGTAATGAAGTTGATATTAGTGTTGAAGATGGAGTGCTTACAATCAAAGGTGAGCAGAAAGAAACACCACCGATTGGTGAATATTTGCATCGAGGAATCGGTACACGTTCATTTACCAAAACAATTA